TCTCCTATTTTCGAATCTGGAAAAGTGTGGTATCCTAATTCAAAGTTTGCAGATGAAGTTATAGAAGAGGTAGCTTCATTTCCGAATGGCGATCATGATGACTATTGTGATAGTATGACAATGGCTATTATGCGTTTTAGGCAAGGTGGTTTTATATCACTACAAGGTGAGGAAGAGCCAGAGGATTGGTTTCCTCGTAGAGCAAGAGAGTATTACTAGGAGTAAAACATGGCAGATTATAGTAAAATGAGTAAGGCACAGATTTTAAAAAAGTATGGTCCTTCTTATAAAAAAAATTATGGAAAAGACGAATATGATTTTCTTAAAAATCAAGACACAATGGCAGTAAGAAAAATCATAGCTGACATAGACCCAGAACCCGTCAAAAAGAGAGATGGTGGTGGACAATCAACTGGAAGTTTCTTTGGTGATTTAAAAAAAGCAATCAAAGCAGGTGGATCTAGTAAATTAACTAAGAAAATTGATGTAAAAAAGAACGATACTTTAGGTAGTATAGCTAAGAAGCACAACACTACAATTAAGATGTTACAAAAACTTAACTCTGGACTTAAAAGTGCTGATAGTCAAAAGACAATGGAATTTAATCACGACACATTAATAGTTCCAGACCCACAATCTTTTCAAGGTGGTAAATTAAAACCAGTTAGAACAAAAAAGAAAAAGAATCCATACGAAGGTCAGACAAAAGCTGACATGAAAGAAATGAACAGAAAAATAATGTCTGACAAGGATTTAAAAAAACAACAAGAGAAAGTTAGAAAAACTCCAGACAGAAATGCAAAAGCTGGGGGAACCATCAAAAAAATGAACATGGGTGGTGTAATGAAAGCTCGTGGTGGAACATTCAAAGGCACTTTCTAGTGAAGAAGAAAAAGAAAAAGCCGATTAAAAAAGGAAAATTAGTTAAAAACAGATTTTCTGATATACTGGCTCCAGGCAAAAAAAGAGTAACGAGGATTACATAATGGCAGAGCGACAAATAGCAGGCATGGTTGAAAAGTCAATGGGCGCTGGTGGAGATATCATGCCCGAAGAAGACAGTTTAGATATCGAATTACCATCGACCCTGGACGATTTACCAGAGGGGGTTGAATTAGCTACAGAAGAAACTGTAGAAGTTATAGCTGAACCATACAACCATGACGCTAATTTAGCAGAAGTTTTAGATGAATCTGTTTTAGGCTCGTTGTCTTCAGATTTACAAAACAAAGTTCGAGAGGACATGGAGTCAAGGCAAGATTGGGAAGAAGCCATTGCCAAGGGACTTAATTTATTAGGGATTAATTACGAAGACAGAAGTGATCCTTTTCTTGGTGCTAGTGGGGTAACTCATCCATTATTGAGTGAGGCGACAACACAGTTTCAATCCCAGGCATATAAAGAGATGCTACCAAGTGGTGGACCTGTAAAGACACAGATATTGGGTGTACCTACAAAAGAAACAGAAGATCAAGCTCAAAGAGTAAAAGATTTCATGAACTATCAGATCATGGAAGTTATGGAAGAATATGATCCAGACACAGATCAAATGTTATTTTATTTGCCACTTACGGGTTCTACTTTTAAGAAAGTTTACTTTGATCAAGCCAAACAAAGAGCCGTTTCCAAGTTTGTTCCAGCAGAAGATTTAGTTGTTCCATATTCTGCGTCTGATTTAATGACGGCGGAGAGGGTTACGCATGTAGTTAAAATGTCGTATAATGATATTAGAAAACTACAAGTAGCAGGAGTATATAGAGATGTGGAATTATCTACTTCAGACTCTGGAGAAGATGAAGGAAGTATCCAAGGAACTACTGATGAGTTGCAAGGACTCCATCCTAACTATTCTGATGATGTATATACATTGTTGGAAGTCCATGTGGATCTCGATCTCGAGGGTTTTGAGGATCCGAATGGCATTATGTTGCCGTACATTGTCACGATTGATGAGAACTCGAACCAAGTTTTATCGGTGGTTAGGAACTATAGGGAACAAGATTCGTTAAGAAGGAAGCGACAATACTTTGTACATTTTAAATTTTTACCAGGTTTTGGCTTTTATGGTTTCGGGTTACTACACACAATTGGTGGTTTGTCTCGTGCAGCCACTTCAATACTAAGGCAGTTAATAGATGCAGGTACTTTATCAAATCTTCCCGCGGGTTTCAAAGCGAGGGGTGTTCGTATTCGTAATGATGACGAGCCTCTTAATCCTGGTGAGTTCAGAGACATCGATGTCCCAGGTGGGGATCTCAAAAATTCAATCATCCCACTGCCATACAAAGAGCCATCTGGTACATTAGCACAGCTTTTAGGTGTAGTTGTTGATTCTGGTAGACGTTTTGCACAAGTCGCAGATGCAAAAATTAGTGATGTTAACTCACAAGCACCAGTTGGAACGACTGTTGCATTGATCGAGCAAGGCTCAAAGATTATTTCAAGCATACATAAGCGTTTACATTACGCACAAAAACAAGAATTTCGCATGTTAGCAGAAATTTTTAGTGAAAATCCAGTGCCATATCCATATTCTGTAGGTAATGTTAACCCACAAATCATGCAATCTGACTTTGATGGGCGTATTGACATACTTCCAGTGTCAGATCCGAGCATTTTTTCTATGGCACAGCGCTTGTCACTGGCCCAGACACAGTTGCAAATGGCACAACAAGCTCCACAGATACATAATCAGTACGAAGCTTTTAGGAGAATGTACGATGCACTCGATATTAAGAACATTGACAGCATTTTACCTCCTCCACAACCGCCTGCACCAGTAGATCCAGCCACAGAAAACGCTAATTCTATTAAAGCAGCGCCTTTACAAGTGTTTCCAGATCAAGATCATGAGGCTCATGTCCGTGCTCATGTAACATTTTTGGCTACACCAGCGGCACAAGTCAATCCACAAGGGTTTGCATTGCTACAAGCACATGTTCAAGAGCATGTTGGACTGATGGCGAGAGACCAAGTAACGAAATTTTTTGAAATTTCAATGAAAGAAGCTCAACAAAGAGGGGAACCAATTCCTCAAATCAATCCAGCAGCTATTGAAGCAGCTATTGCACAACAAATTGGTGAAATATTGGCTGAAGTTATGCCTTCTCTACAACCACCACAACAAGTTGACCCACTTGTGCAGATTAGACAACAAGAATTAGAGAATGACACTGCTGAAATACAAAGAAAAGTAGCAAATGATCAAATGAACTTCCAGATTGATCAAGCAAAACTACAACAAGCGTTTGAGTTAGCACAACAGAGGTCAGGTCTACAAGAAAAAATAGCAGACGACAGAAATGACGTTAATATATACAGAATTAATACACAAGCTGCATTAAGGAAGTAAAAAATGGATCCAGCAACAATTGGAGTCGCTATAACCGCTGCAAATACGGCATTTAATGCAATCAAACGCGGTTTTCAAGCAGGTCGTGAGATAGAATCCATGGGTCAAGACTTAGGTCGATGGATGTCTGCATTAAGTGATATTGATAATGCAGAGAAATCTGCAAAAAACGCATCACCCTTAGTAAAACTATTCAAAGGTAATGAGATAGAGGCTAGTGCAATAGAAGCTTTTACTGCAAAAAAGAAACTTGAGGCTCAACGTCAGGAGTTAAAGACTTTCATAAATTTTCATTACGGAGCTAATTCATGGAATGAAATTTTACAAATGGAAGCAGATATTAGAAAGAAAAGAAAAGAAGAAGTTTACGCTAGACAAGAACTAATACGAAAAATCTGGGAATATATTGGATGGTTTCTTTTGTTCTGCACAGTGGTAGGCTTTCTGTTTTTTCTTGCATGGCTATGGAAAGAAAGGAGAGGCTAACATGGATGGTGGTGTAATTTTAAACGCATGGAATGATTTGTCTTATTTTGAGGGAATATTATTTACAATTTGGCTTTTTATCTTATATTATGGTAAATGCTGGATAGATAAAAGGTTTAAAAAATGATAAAATGGATTATTAACATGTTAACAAAAAACGGTAGAGTTGGTATTAGCTCTGCTAGAGAATTATCAAAACACAGACTTCATACGACAAAGTATGAAGATTTGTGTATGTAGGAGGACGGAGTGCTTCAAGCTTTAATAGGACCCATAGCTAGTTTAGCTGGAACTTGGTTTGAGAACAAAGTCGAAAAAACAAAGGCAGAAGGACAAGCTAAAGTTGCAGAGGCTCGTGCTCGTGCAACTGTTGCAGAAAAGGTTGCAGCAGGTGAGGTCGCATGGGAAGGTAAGATGGCTGATGCTACAGTGGATTCTTGGAAAGACGAATTTGCATTAGTAGTCCTACTGGCTCCTGCTATTTTAGTTTTCATACCTGGGATGAAAGAGTATGTTAAAGAAGGATTTGATATATTGGCAACTCTTCCAGACTGGTATCAGTACCTCTTATATATTGCAATTAGTGCGAGTTTTGGAATCAAGGGAGTTGGACAAGCTGCAAAGATGTTCAAGAAAAAATAATGAAAACAAAAAAAGTAAAAAAAGTTATGAAAGGATTACAGAAAGCTAGTAAGACACATGCTCAACAAGCTAAAATATTAAAAAGTGTTTTGAAAAATGGCAAAAAGAAAAGATCCTAAAGTTGGAACTGGTAAGAAACCAAAAGGCTCTGGAAGACGTTTATACACGGATGAAAACCCTAAAGATACGGTTGGAATCAAGTTTGCTACAGAGGCTGATGCCAGAGCAACGGTTGCCAAAGTTAAGAAAGTCAATAAGTCTTATGCGAGAAAGATACAAATACTTACAGTCGGTGAGCAACGGGCAAAAGTAATGAAGAAGAATAAGATAGCAGCAATATTTAAAAAGGGTAAAGAACAGATAAGGAAAGCACATGGCAAGAGTTAGGCAGTTTGCAAAAGATATGGGTATGTCATATAATCAAGCTAATAATTTAGTAAAAAAGGGAAGAGCACTCAAAGACGGAGGATCTTCTGTATTGGAGAGCACAATGAATAAAATAAAGCCTGTTAAAGCAAAAGAAGGTAAATTTACAAAATCCAAAGTAAAGATAGAAAAGCTTTTAACAGAAGCAGATAAACCAAAACCTAGACCAAATGATCCTCTTAGAGCAGACACAACTAAAATCATAAACAAAGATTTTAGTAAGAAAGTCATGGAAACAAATGAAAAGAACAAGAAAAATTTAAAATCAATACCAGAGGGAAACAAAGGTAAAGGTCTAAGCAAACTACCTACAGAAGTCCGAAACAAAATGGGTTTCAAGAAAAAAGGTGGCACATTAAAGATGAAAGACGGTGGTGCTTTCAGAGGTTGTGGTGCTCAAGTCAAAGGTAAAAAATTTAAAGGAATATTTTAGTGGAAGAACAAGGTACAGATGCACCTTCCAGTGTAGGTACAGATGCACCTAGTGTTGACGATGGCACTAGTTTTTCAGATGATGCTGCTGCTGCCAATCAATCCGTAACAACTGCTTATTCCACGGCAGGCGTTGGATTCGGTAAAGATACCTATTCTCAAGTAGAAGCTATGAAGGGTGCTTTAGGCATAACTCCCACAAACCCTTATGGATATAAAGGTTTTTTTAGTAAATATTTTGGAATAGATCCAGAAAATATAGATTATTCTATGCAGCATAGTCCTGATGATATGGAAGCTATAGCAGGTAAAAACATAGGAGTTAGTGCTAACCCTAATAACAATCCAGATATGATAGGTTATGATCCT